GGCTACTTTCAACACCCAGTAGTGAAAAAAGACTACCCTTTTTTTATCTGGAAGCCTTCTTATCAAACTCAAGCTAACTTTGAACCAAAAGTAAGCGTAGTTAAATACGGAGATGGCTACGAAAAGAGAGTAAGCGATCAAATTAATTTTAATCTTCTTAATTTTGATTTAAATTTCGACGGTCTAACTCTAGACGAATGCACAGCAATTTTACACTTTTTAAGCGCAAGATCTGCTAAGGCTGCTTTTATCTATTATCCATCTGCCCCTTATTCTGTAGCTTCTACAGACGCTAAACTATTTGTATGCAGAAGATGGGGATCATCTAATCCATTCTTTAATAATTTCTCTATAAAAGCAACCTTCGAAGAAGTACCAGCATAAGATTATGGCTACTCAACAAGAAATTAAAAACGCATCTTTAAAAGTAAATACAGAGTTTTTTTCTCTTGAACCTTCTTCTATTATTTCTTTATTTGAAGTTGACTTAACCAATCTTGGAATAGCAAATGATTCTCAATTTGTAATTAATTTAAGGAATTTTCAATTAACTTTACCCGGAACAAACAGCGGGACATTTAATTATAGCGTTATCAGATTACATAACAATCTTAAATTAGGTAGGAATATTATTTACTGGAAAGGCAATCCTTATCTACCAGCGCCTCTTTCAACAGAAGGATTTGAATTGGCTTCTAGAGGCGTATTCCCAAAGCCTAAAGTGCAAATTAGCTTCTCTGACGATATGCTTGATGTCTTCTCTTTATTTAGGGGGACTGTCAATTTTGGAGACTTAATTGGCGCAAAATTTACTAGAATTAGAACCTTCGCCAAGTTCCTTGACAGAAGTAATTTTTACCAACCTGATGGAGTAAATGCTCTGTCTCCTGACAAATTAATCATACCAGATGGATTTGATCCTGATCCAAATTGTGAATTTCCTAGAGATGTTTATTACTTTGATAGAAAGTCTTCAGAAAATAAAAATAGCATTCAGTTTGAGCTTTCAAGCGCAATAGATTTAGACAGAGTAAGACTGCCTAAAAGAAGAGTATTAAGTTATATTTGTCCTTGGCAATACAGAGGAGAAGGATGCTTGTATGAATATCAAACTAGATTAAAGACAGACGTCCATGGAACTACAACTGCAATAGCAAATCAGAGCGATTCAACTGGAGCATCAGCACCAGTTTGTGGCACAGAAGATGACCAAGCAATTAAAGGCATGTCTTTATTTACTGGAGTGCCCATCTCAAATGCTCCTAGCGAATGGAAGCCATCAACTAAGTACGATAAAGGGAATGTAGTTTTTATAGGGAAAAAAGATATAAACTTTTATTTTGTCGCAAAGTCAGATGTTCCAATTGACATACCTCCCCCAAATGGGCAATATTGGTTAGCAGACCAATGCTCTAAGAGTATTAAAGGCTGCAAAATTAGATTTGGAGAAAATCCTTTACCTTTTGGAGGATTCTATGGAGTATCTAATTACAATAGAGGAGCGATGTAATGATTTCAGACGAGATAAAAGTTAAAATAAAAGCTCATTCATTAAAGGAAAGCCCAGATGAATGTTGCGGTCTTTTGCTTCTAAATAAAAAGGATATACTAGAATCTTTTCCTTGTAAGAATATAGCTCAGGATAAGGAAAATGAATTTGTTGTATGCCAGCTAGACTACTTAAAGGCGGCGATGAATGGTAAAATTGTTGGCATTTATCATTCTCATTGTATACAAGACAACTCTTTCTCAGAGCTAGATAAACAGATAAGCCACAAGCTTAACCTAAAAAACATAGTTTATATACTGAAAAGGGATTCTTTTGAAGAGTATTCTCCAGAAAATTACTATAATAAATACGTTGATAAAGATTTTGTAATTGGGGTATCTGACTGCTTATCAATAGTAGAAAATTATTACAATGAAGAATTTGGCATTAAGATTTTCCATTATGAAAGAACAGCAGATTGGGATAAGGACTATCCAGAGTTTGTAAAAAATAAATTAGCAGAGTTTTGCGACTCTCAAAATTTTGATAAATTCTTTGAAAAAGAAAATTTCATTAAGATCGAAGGAATAGAAAATGCCAAAAAACACGACATCATTGTGTTCAAATACCTAGAAAATTACCCTTCTCACTTTGGTATTTATCTCGGGCAAAACTATATTTTACACCAACCAAGAAATAAAAAATCAATCATTGAAAAGCTCACAGATGCAGAGAAAAGAAGAATCTATTGCTTCGTAAGGAGTAATCAAATATGCTAACGGAAGAGATTAAAAGCAAAATTGTTGAACACGCTAATACTTCTAATAATGAAGTGTGTGGCTTTTTAGTATACACAGATGGCGGATTAGCAATTGAAAAAAAAGAAAATCTAATTAATTCTGCTACTGAGTTTATGATGGATTTGAATGGTCAGTCTGACATTGCTGCATATTATCATTCTCATATTGATTTTGATGCTATTTCAGAAGCAGACAAGATTGTTTCGGAAAGGCTTGGTTTAGCCTGTATTATTTACAATAAGCAAAGCGGATCTTTCTATATTTATAATCCAAATAGTTACAAAATTCAGTACACAGGAAGGCCTTTCCTTTTGGGGTTTGCTGACTGCTTGTGGCTAGTAAAAGATTATTACTGTCATGATTTAAATATTCATCTATGCCCAGAACTAGAAGTCTTAAAAAACTCTGTGTCTGAAAAAGAGTATAATGAAATGGCAAGCAAAAGGTTTATTAATGAAGCAGTTTCTCTAAAAGATAAAGATGATTATCTTAAAAAATACTTTGAGTACAATGGTTTTAGGCGAGTTTACGACCTAAAGAAAAATGATGTTCTAATAATGAGAACAGAAAAATTCAATTTTCCCATTCATTGTGCAATTTATTTGGGTAAAGATATTATTTTACACCATCCGGGAGATGGAATTTCTGCTACCGAAAGACTTTCTAATGGTTATAAAAAATGGGTAATTTATATAATGAGAAATAATCTCTATGACTAACATAACTTTACACGGTGAAATAGCAGAACAGGTAGGTAGAGAAAATTGGAATTTAAAAGTAAATTCCATAAAGGAAGCTTTACGAGCTATCCAAGTTCTTTCTAAGGGTAAATTATTGAAGTATTTAATTGGAGCCGCAGAGAAAAGTATTGAATACAAAATCCTTGTAAATAAAAGAGAAATGGTGGCAGCAGAAGACATTTTTTTAGAAAAACCAGAGTCTATTTTTAACTCTGAATTAGTAATGATAAATGAGAGACTAGAGACTTTAGATATCGTACCTATTATCAAAGGCGCTGGCGGTGGAGGCGGGAACAGTAGCACAAAAGGGATTCTCGCTATAGTTTTGGCTGTCGTATTAATTGCTTCAGGCATTGGAGCAGCAGGGGGAGTTGCATTTCTTGGTATGGCAGGAGCCGCAGGAGGAACAGGCGCAACCGTTTTGTCTGGCGCACTAATCGCCGCAGGTATTGGTTTAGCTGTTACAGGAATAACCTTATTAATGATGTCTCCTCCAAAATTTGATGATTTTAGGAAAATAGATGGCGGTGGTGGCAAACCAAGCTATTTATTTGACGGCCCTTCTAACGTTCTTGGAGAAGGTGGCCCTGTGCCAGTTGGATACGGGAGGATGAGAATAGGATCTCAAACAGTTGAGATATCAATGAATAATGTTGAACTCGATGTTAAATCAACTGCTAAAGATATTAAAAACGAAATTTATAATATATAAAAATGAACAATCTTGAAGATTTTAAATACATAAAAGGCTTTGGAGGGAAAGGAGGAGGCGCTCAAGCAGCGCAACCGACTGCTGCTTATGAAGACTTAGAGGGATTTGTTTATGGAGGGCAAAGCTATAACGTCTATCAGTTCGCTAAAGTAAAAGATCTATTGTCAGAAGGGCCAATTGAAGGTTTAGTCGAAGGACAATATCTTAATAAAGGAAGAGTTGGAGATTTAGGATTTACTGGAATATTTTATAACGAATACCCTTTAGTAGTTGGAGATAACACTGAATCTAAGTATTTACGATCCATTCAATGGAATGCAAATCCTTTATTAGATACTCAAGACAAATATAACTTTCAACAAATAGATGTTAATGTAACGAAAGGGGAACCAGCGGGGACAGCGTTAGGAGGAGGGTTCGATAATGTTTCTTATATAAGATCTATTGGAGAAAGGATAAGAGGGCCAAATCAACTAGCATTAACTGAAGACGAAGTCTCTGATTATCAAAGGACATATCGAATACTAAATAAAGAATGTAAAAAAATCAGCCTAAGCTTCAGAGTGTCTAGTTTATATGTAAGTTTAAAATACCAAGATGGCGAAGCAATTCTAAACAATAAAATAACTATTGATGGTGTAGTAGGAGTAGATACAACAGACAAGACTTTTAAACTTAGTTCTACTGATCGCAAAGCAGAGAATAATAACGCTGAAATTAAGGCTGGCGTAGGATCTGTAATTTATAACAAATTCAGAATTAGAATTAGAGCGACTCCAATATATAAAGAAGGAGCGAATTCCGGTCTCCCTAGTCTAGACATGGTATCTTCGAACCCTAAAGTGATAAACGATGATAAAAATTTAATAGTAATACAGCAAGACGCCAATCAATTACCTTTATTTATAGAGGTAGAGTGCAAAGGCAAAATTACTCAAGGTTATGTAAAACAAATTACGCTTGATATGTCTAGCTCTTTTCCTACTTTAAATCAAAACGAAAACTGGTTAGGCTGGGATGTCTCTATTATAAAAATTACCCCAGAAGACACATTCTCTTCAAGAAGCTCATTTATCAGCTTAGAAAGCATTACTGAGATATATTCTTCTTCTTTTAGGTATCCAAATTCTGCAATTGTAACTTCTAGATTTAATGCTGCGTACTTTTCAAAAATACCAGAAAGGACTTACGACGTAAAGTTGTTAAAAGTCAAAGTCCCTCAAAACTATGACCCTCTTACTAAAACTTATGGGGATACAAATCCTTTAACGATTAATCAAATAATCTCTTATTCTCAAACTATAAAACCAGAAATTATAGATTATTACGTTGGAGAAAATAATGCTTATACCAATTCAGATAATATCAACCCCCCTATTACAGCAGGATTAATTGGTCAATTTGCCGCAGAAAATACAACAAATGGTGGAGCGACTACGCCAGTAACTGCATGGGCTAATAGAGTTGCTGGCAATTTGACTTGCACTTTATCAGCGAGCAAGCCGACTTATGGTAAAGCTGGGGAAACCAGTCCAAATGGTTCTTTTGGAGTAAGTTTTACTAGCGCTCAAACTGCTACTTTTTTAGATGGAGTTAAATTTTTTGCTGACGTAAACGGCAACTGTACTATTTTTGTAGTGTCTAAATGGGACGCCTCATCAACTTCTGGTACAAGGAAAAGAATTTTGCAAGGAAATAGCAACGATAATTGGATATTAGGAAACTGGAGTAATTATAATAAAGCTTTCCTTTTTGGATCTTGGGTTTACGGCCCAATGGGCAACAACAATGGCAATTTCAATTCTTCAAATTACTGGCTAACTTCAAATGATTCTAATACTTATATTGCTGGTGCGGTCATTAGAGACACTAAAGACGTAAATATATTTTGGCAAAATTCTATTTATTATGCCAAACCAACATTTAAATCAACTGCACCGCAAGGATTAGCCATAAATGTTAGAGAGCCTAGCGATTGTACTGTTTTTGAAATTTTAATTTATAATAAAGCTTTATCGAAAACAGAAGCAATTAAAGTAAGGAATTGGTTAAATAATAAATGGAATGTAACAAAAAATAGCGCCACTACTTATTCAACTTCAACGAAGTATATTAATGACAATTCTTTAACAGTAGGAGCAACTACTTATTTGAAAGTGCCTTTAAAGACTATTTGTGCAAACGGCCAAGCGAGCAAAGGGTACAGTACAGAAGGGCAATCCGCTGACTCCTATCAATTTGATTTAATTCCTCAAAGATATTGGGACGGAGCGAATTCTGATAGAAAATTTTATTTAAGAGAACAAGGATTTTGTAGTTTTTATTGCGACTTTTTCTTAAAATTAAAATCAGATATTGTTGATGGCACATATTCTTTAATACATAGAGATAATCAATTTAATCTTTCTATTAAACTACTCGGGGCTCAAGCTTCTCTTATTCTTACTATTATTACTCCAAATAAAAATTATACAATAACAAAATTACTAGATACTACTAATTATTCTCCGGCAGTGTTGAAAAATAATTTTAAACGTTTTAGCATTTATATCCTTCCAAAATTAGTAAAACCTACTATTAATTTCAAACCCGGAGCGGCTGAAGTTTCTCAAAGTGGCATTAGCACTAATAAACTTTATGAAATTGCGACTAAGTATGGATTTTTTAATGGAAAACGATACGATCCAGTATCTTTAGTCTCAAATATTACCTTTAGAGAAGATGATACTTATGGTGAAGTATCTAATCTTCCTAATACATGCATGAAAACTATCGGCATGCAATTTTTTACAAGTTCTCTTAATGCGGTAGCAAATAGCGTAAATTTTGATCGTATCCCCGCTAACGATTTTTTTCCTGATATTTTAAATGCAGAGATTAATATTTTAACTGATTTTAACACTCAAATAAGATGTAATATTAATATTGCTGACTATGAAGCTTATCAGACACTTTGTGTAGGTCACAATGTCAGACCAATGGTTATAGCTCCGAACGTCCCTACTCTCATACCCGGAAATGCAATATGCGTATATAATTCCACTTACAATTACTCTAGAAATATATCTTTATTTGTTTACAACATAATAGGTTTAAATCAGTCATTAGAAGCATACAATAAAAAAGATGTAGACGCTACTTTCGACTCTAATAACATAACTTTATCCTCCACACAAAGCAGCGTACTTTTACCAGTAAGGCAAGATGAAATCTATCTCTTTGGCACTGCGCCAAATTACACTGATGGATTAAAGTCTGGCCCATTCATCCCTGCTTCTTTTATTAACAATAATTCTCAAATAGAAATATTTACAGACAAAAGCGCCACTTCTTTTGGTGGTAAAATACTAGGAAATGCAGACTCTGTTAGAGTAAACCAAATAGAATTCGATAGAGCATCACTTAGCAAAGCTTATACAAAAACTATTTTTACAGAAGGCCTACCAAAGAAACAAATTATATACGCCCCACAAGGAGTAGCCTCTTATGAGACTTCAAGCGATTATTGGGATGGCACTTTTAAAACGAACAAAGAATGGACTGATAATCCAGCTTGGTGCTTCTTTGACCTTTTAACCAATAAGAGATATGGCGCAGGAAATTATGTAGCAACTACTGATGTAGATAAGTGGTCTCTATATCAAATAGCGAAATACTGCGATCAATTGGTATCTGATGGATTTGGAGGAGTAGAGCCAAGATTCTCTTGCAATCTTTATATCCAATCTCAAGAAGACGCTCTTAAAGTATTGTCTGATATGGCTTCCGTCTTTAGAGGAATGTTTTATTACTCTAATGGATTTATTTATGCAATAAATGACATGCCAGAAGAGACACCTGTTTATTCATTTACAAACTCTAATGTTATAGATGGTAATTTTAATTATGAATCTACTTCTCTAAAAGATAGAAATTCTGCTGTTTACGTTAGATATGTTGACAAGAATAACCTTTATAAGCCAGCAGTCGAATATGTAGAAAATATAGAAGCAGTTAGAAAATTTGGATTTAGAGAAACTGAATTGACCGCATTTGGATGCACAAGCAGAGGGCAAGCCCAAAGACTCGGCAGATGGCTATTAGCTTCAGAGTATAATGAAACAGAAACAGTATCTTTTGAAGCAGGTCCAGAATGCGTTTATCTAAAACCCGGAGACGTAGTTAAAGTCTATGACTATAATAAAAAATATAAGACAGTAGGCGGGCGTTTGAATTATATTGATA